GCTTTCTCAATAGCTTGTTCGCGTTCGTAATCGTTTTCGCTACTTCTAAAGCCATCAGCAAACCAAACGTGTTGCTCGCCCGATTTCCAGTCACCATAACATGCGCCTTTGCCGTCTATAAATAATGATACCCAGCCAGATTTCTCTTTGCCTGTAGTGGCAAAGCGCGTAATGCCGTGCTGATTTATATGCGTTGGCGGGTTTATGCCCGAAGCGCGTATTGCATTTAATAGATCATTCATAATTTTCCTAAATATTGCGCTAAGCGTTCAACGGTTTTTTCATAAGGTGTTTTTTCTTTTTTAAACTGATCGTGCAAAAATCGATGCAGCATATTGCGCGACACGCCCGATTCTTCCGCTACTTTGCTAATGTTCATCACGCGTAATTTTTCTTTGATTTCGTCTGGTGTCATTGTGTGTTTTCCTTGTTGTATTTTAAGATTTAAAAAAATATGTTTACATTATAAACTATTTTTAGTAATATAGTACCCGTAGTAACAAATTATTTTTTTTAATCCCAATGCGGAGAAACACAATGAAATATTCACAAGACGTTATTAATTTGGCAGCATCAATGGGCGTACACCCAGCCGATGTTTTAATGTTTGCACAATCAGTTGCAAATTCAATTAGCCAAGACAACATGGTTAATTCTTTTATTGATTCTGACGAAAGCACCCGCACAGAATTATCTTTAGCCTACGCCCAACACGCAACAAAAAAATTCCAATCATTTACTAACACTTATTTAGTAAATGAAGTTGCACGCTCTTATTTTCAATCTGCTGTTTATGCTGGAGGTGTAGCATGAGCCTTTTAAGCACGATTAGCAAACCCGTTAATAAATACCGATTGTTCACCATTTACGGTGGCGCAGGTATTGGCAAAACCAGTCTAGCCAGCACATTCCCCGCACCTATTTTTATCAGAGCTGAAGATGGCTTATCTTCTGTGCCTGCAAATGCAATGCCTGACGCTTTCCCATTGCTTACCAGTTCTGACGATATTTATAATCAACTGTTAACTTTAATTAATGAAGATCACCAGTACAAAACGTTGGTGATTGATTCAATTAGTAAATTAGATCGTCTGTTTACTGACGAAATAACCAAAGGCAACACTAGCGCGAAAGCATTAGCACTTGCAATGGGTGGTTATGGCGCAGGTTATCAGGCATTATCATCTATGCACGGCAGAGTGCGCAAAGCGTGTCAGATTCTAGTGGATAAAAAAGACATGAACATTGTTTTTTTAAGTCATGCAGAATTAAACACGATTGATTTACCGGATAGTGATGCTTATCAACAGTACGGCTTAAAAATGGAAAAGAAATCACAAAGCCATTACATTGATGATGCAGATTTTGTAGGTTTTATGCGCCTAGAAACTTTTGTGATGAAAGATGAGCAAAAGAAATCAAAAGCAAAAAGCACGGGTGAGCGGATTATTCAATGCACAAGTGAAGCGTCAAGCGTTAGTAAAAACCGCATGGGATTAACTGACGATATTTTTATCCAACACGGAATCAATCCATTATTAAAATTTTTAGGAGAATAATTATGAGTTTTTGGCAAACAAGCGAAGGTAAAAGCGCAACAGACACAACGGGTAAATTTGAATCAGGTGGTGGTATTGCGTTAATACCGGAAAACACGACCTGCTTGGCCATGATTACTGAAGCTAACATTGCGGAATATCAAGGCGATGAATATATTAATTTGGCGTGGACAGTAAACAAACCAGACGCTTATAAAAACCGCAAAGTGTTTCAAAAAGTGCGCGTATTTGACGCAGACACAAAGAAACGCGACAAGGCTTTAAATATGCTTGCAGCTATTGATAAAAATGCTGGAGGAGTATTGGCACAGTTTAATGCAGCACCAACTAATGTAACGTTACTGCAAATAATGAATAAACCCATGCTAATTAAAGTCATGGTTTGGGAGATAAACGACAAAACAGGCAACTGGGTTGCAGCAGTATCACCTCGCAGTGTTGAAGAACCTGTGCAAGCACCTAAAACAACACCAGAAATTGCTGATGATAATTTCGATGTTCCTTTCTGATAATTAATTAAACAAACGCACATGGACGTGCAGCAAATAAAGGTGAGTAAAATGATAGAGCAAAGAACACCAGAATGGTTTGCACAACGTGTTGGGCGTATTACCGCATCAAGCGTTGGCGCAATACTTGGATTATCCCCATTTATGAAACGTGAAGATGTCATGCGCAACATGGTGCGTGAATATCACAACGCAGAGCGTGAATTTAAAGGCAACCAAGCCACAGAATATGGCACGTTTCACGAAGATTTAGCAAAGATGGATTACCAACTAAAAACAGGTGTTTATGTAGAAAAATGTGGGTTTTATACACACGATTACTGGCTAGGAGCAAGTCCCGATGGATTTGCTGGTTTTGATAAACTAATCGAGATTAAATGCCCATACGGTCAACGTGATAAAAATCCACCTGTGTTTAAATTATTAGCACAGCAGCCGCATTATTATGCGCAGATTCAGGTGCAACTATTTGTAACGCATATGGCATCGTGTGATTTTTACCAATGGTCGCCAAACGGTGACCAATTAGAAACCATTGATTATGATCGCGAATGGATAAATAAGCACCTGCCTATTCTAAAAAGTTTTCATGACGAGTATTTGATTGAGCGCGATAATCCAGAAAAATATTTGCAAGATAAACGCGCCACCAATAACGCAAACTCGACAGCATACCGCGTGGAGTATTATTTTGAATTGTCTGCTCAAATCGCAGAGCTTGAAGCGATTAAAAAGGGTGTGCTTGAGCATATTGTCAGAGATTGCAAAGAACAAGACAGCGAGATCAACGGGCATAAATTAACAAAAGTAGTCAAAAAAGGCGCGGTGAGTTACGCCAAAGCCGTCAAAGAATTGCTACCTAACGCGGATTTAACGCCTTATATGGGTTCAGCAAGTGAGTATTGGAGGTTGTCTTAAATGAAAATGCGCCCATACCAACAACAGGCGCATGATGATTGCATTGCGTGGGTTCGCAAGAACACCGCGCCATGCGTTCTTGAATTGCCCACAGGTGCAGGTAAATCAATTATTGTGGCTGAGATAGCCAACTCGTTAAATAAAGTAAGCAAAGGCAAACACGTTTTATGTATTGTGCCAAGTAAAGAACTGCTTGAGCAAAATGCCGATAAGATTCAAGCCACAGGAAATCCAGTTTCATTGTTTAGTGCAAGCGTTGGTGAAACCTGCCTTGCTAATCCGTTAGTGGTTGGTACGCCTGTCAGCATCAAAAACCAGATTGAACGTTTTGGCAGTCAATTCTGCGCAGTGATTATTGACGAGTGCCACAAGATTACGCCAACTGTCATTCATATTATTGACCAGTTGCAAGTATTTAATGAAAACCTGCGCATTATTGGGTTATCAGCTACACCTTACCGCATGTCAACGGGTTACATTTTTAAACATGATTTGCGCGGTGTAGCACTGCATGAAAGCAAAACACGCGACCCGTATTTTGATAGATTGATTTACAAGATCACCGCGCGTGAGTTAATCCAGCAAGGTTATCTATGCCAACCCGTAATTGGTGCAATCCATAGCAAGCATTATGAAACGCTAAACATGCAAACTAATGCAATGGGTAATTTTAGCAAAGATGATATTGACAAGGCGTATCACGGCAAAGGCAGGTTGACTGCTGAGATTGTCGCAGACGTAATTGAGCAATCGCGAGATCGTAAAGGCGTGTTATTTTTTGCGGCTACGATTCAACACGCGGGTGAGATCATGGAATCTTTACCGCCAGAATTATCTGCGATTGTCACAGGCTCAACGCCAGCTCGTGAGCGTGAAATAATCCTGCTTAAATTCAAAGCGCAGATTTTAAAATATTTAGTAAATGTGGCGGTTTTAACCACTGGATTTGATGCGCCTCATTGCGATGTTGTCGCAATTTTACGCGCCACCGAAAGTGCCGCATTATTACAGCAAATAATTGGGCGTGGTTTGCGTCTAAGCGATGAAAAGCAAGATTGCTTAGTC